GTTTAATGAGGAACCGGGAAGGATTGACGCGGCACTTGCGGCAGGTTATACTCATGTAGAAGATAAGGAAGGCCGCAAAGTACAACGCATAGTTGGAGTAAACGCTGCAGGTGGGCCTTTAACCGCCTACCTGATGGAAATTCCCGAGGAATGGTATCAGGAAGATATGGCCGAACAGCAACGGGTGGTGGACGAGAAAGATCAAGCCATTCGTGAGGGTTCAGTATCCGGGAAACCCGGTGAAGATGGCCGTTACGTCAAGAAGATCGAAATTTCTAGGGGCAGGTAAATCCTGCTTCACCTGATTAAGTTCTTTTGGAGATTTTCATATGGCAAACGCCAACGTCGCACGCGGCCTTGTTCCATACTGCCATTTTGACGGTAGCGTGTGGAACGGCAGCGCAAACATTTATTATGTCGCTGCGGGCTACGGCACGGCCCTTTACATCGGCGATCCGGTCGTCACCCATTCAGCCTCCAGCGATGCCAACGGCATTCCGGCAGTCAATTTGGCGGCTTCCGGCTCGCCTATTGTTGGCGCAGTGGTTGGTATTGTGGTGGGTGGCCCGAATGCTTCCACTACTATCGCGGTGACCCGCGACTTGCCGATTTATCACCCGGCCTCCACCGCGCAGTATATTCTGGTCGCGGACGACCCGACCCTCCTGTTCTATATTCAGGACGATGCTTCGGCTCAAGCCACTGCCCCCAATCTGTGGGCGGGGCTGAACGCCAATCTGGTTACGGGCACCGGTTCCACCTATACTGGATATTCGGGCTGGCAGTTGCAGGCTTCTTCGGTCGCTACTACCAATACCCTCGACTTGAAGATCATGCGGGCGCTGAACCAGCCGGATAACGTTATCGGCACGGTGGCCAACACTAACATGAATGCCAAGTGGTTGGTGAAACTTAATAACTACCAGTACGCCTACCAGACTGCTGGCGTGTAAAGGAGAGCTTTAAATGGCTACAACGATCACCACTGGCGCACACCCAAAAGCTCTCTGGCCCGGTATTCACGCTTGGTGGGGCCGAATGTACAACGAGCATGTCGTGGAGTATACGGAACTCTTCGACATGGAGACTTCGGACAAGGCTTACGAGGAGGACGTGGAAATCACGGGCTTCGGGTTGGCCCCAATCAAGCCCGAAGGTACGGCGATTGTCTACGATACCGAAACCCAGGCTTCTGTCAACCGATATACCCACGTCGCTTACGCGCTTGGCTACATCGTTACTTACGAAGAGCTTCGGGACAACCTCTACGAAATCGTCTCCAAGCGGCGTGCGCAGGCTCTTGCCTTTTCGATGCGACAGACGAAAGAGAATGTCGGAGCCAACGTTTATAACCGCGCCTTCAATTCGAACTTTACTGGTGGCGACGGCGCTACGATGATTTCATCTGCTCACCCGACGCTTGCGGGTAATCAGTCGAACGTGCTTACTACGGCGGCGGACATTTCCGAGGCCGCGATTGAAGATTTGGTTATTCAGATCATGCAGACCCAAAACAACAGAGGGCTGCGAATCTCTAACCTTCCGCAATCGCTGCACGTGCCTCCGCAGCTTTGGTTCGAATCGAACCGCATCTTGAAATCCGTTCTGCAGGCCGAAACTGCCAACAACGCGATCAACGTGTTGAAGGCGACGAACGCTCTGCCGAAGGGTATTAAGGTCAATCACTACTTCTCCTCGGCCACTGCGTGGTTCGTTCGAACTAACATTCCGCGCGGCGTGCAACTTTTTACACGTGAGGGCTGTTCATTTGATCAAGACAATGACTTTGATACAAAGAACGCCAAAGCCGCGACCTACGAGAGGTATTCAGTGGGTTGGACCGACTGGCGCAATGTTTGGGGGACCCCAGGCGTTTAATCTGTGTTCCAGGTTGGGTAAGCCGGTGTTCGAATCACCGGGGCACTAAAAGGAGTTTAACTTATGGGCCTCACTAATTTTCCCTTCGGTATTACGTCTTTCGGCATTCCCGTCCTCGGTGGCATCGGCGGCTTGCCCTTCACCGGTAATTGGTGGTTCGTTGACCCTATCAATGGGCTAGACGGCAATGCGGGGAATAGCCCAGGGCAAGCGTTGAAAACACTCTATCGGGCGCAGGCTTTGGCGGTCGAAGGCAACAATGACGTAGTTGTTCTCCTCGGCGGCGGCGCGGGAACGGCGGGAACGTCGCGATTATCTCTTGCATCGGCGCAGGCCACTACTCCGTCAGCCACGTCAGGTACTCTCGTTTGGGCCAAGGATGAAGTTCACCTTGTCGGCGTGTGTGGCCCGACTAGCTACGCTCAAATCGCCCGCATTGCACCGCCTACTGGCACCTACACACAGTCTACGTTCGGCTCTGGCAATTTCGTCACTGTCACGGCGCAGGGTTGCATGTTTGCAAATTTCAGCCTGTTCCATGGCTTCTCGACCGGTGGTTCG